TACGCGTCTTTGATGGTCTGCTGCGACGCGCGAATCTGGTTGATGGCGTCCGCTATTGCTTTGCGGACGCTGGCAGCATCCTGCCGCCTGTCAAGCGCAGCAAACGCTTGCCGCAACTGCGCGCCTTCTTGGTTCGACACGTTGCCCAGCGCGCCGCCTGTGGGGGACGCTTGCCGCATGTTCTGCAACTCTTGAAAACCGCCCCGCGCGGAGATCTTGTCAAACAACGCCTCGGCCTCGCGGCCTGCTGAAGTGATGCCCGGCAACCGACCAGCAGCGATACCCGTGATGCTGCTCAATCCCGGATGCTTGGCCAACGTCTCCAAGTCTTTGATGAGCGTGTTGGACGTCGTTTCAAACGTCTTGACGGCTGACGTGGCTTGAGGGAACTTGGCTTCGCGCGACTGGCGTTCTTTGGGCGTCAGGCTTTCCATGAACTGCGGCGGCGTCATGCCGACCGCTTGATCACGCGGCACATACTTCACTTGGCCAGTGGCCGGGTCAACCACAGGAATCGGCGCAGGCGGTTCCTTGGGCTCTCGCGGCTGCGGAAGCGGGCGGCTTTCGCGCGCGATACGAACGCGTTGCGCTTCTTCTTCCGGCGACAGCAGGCGCTCTTGGCGCTGCGCATCGCGGAATTGCGCGTAGCCTGCCGCAGTCAACGGGAAGCCTAGCGCCTTCATGGCGGCCACGTCAGAAGGCGTTGCTTCTTCTTTCGGCAGTGTTTGCGCCAGCGCTTTACCTTGCTCGCGGATGCGGGCGCTAGGGCTGATCATCATGTTCTGCACTGTCTCGCGGGTGATGCCTGCAGCCGCAGGCGCGGCCAGCGCGTTGGCGGGCTCGCCCGCAGCAGGCGCAGCAGCGCCAGGCAAGCCAAACCGTGTGGCTTCGCGGGCGTACACCTCCTCCTCGTCCAGCGCCCGCATGCCCTCGGTGGCCAGCTTGATCAGCGAATCTTCGCCGGTCTGCATGCCAAACTGCAGCACTTGGCCGAGCGTGGGGCGGTCGAGTTTGTATCCGCCCTCGGCCATCTTGGCCCCTAGCCCGGCCAAAAACTGTTGGCGTTGCGCGGCCTGCGCAGCCTTGGCCGCGCGCTCTTGAGTCATCGCCTGCCGATCTGCAGCCATCGCCAGCCGCTCGGCCCGTTGTGCAGCCATGTTCTCGCGCTGGAACTGCATTTGCTCGGCCTGCTGCTGACGCAGCATGTTCTGCTCGGCCTCGCGCTGCACATCCTGCTGGCCTTGGAAGAACGCCGACGCCGCCTGCGCCGGTTGAAGAAGTCCAAAGTTGACTGCCATGTTGGCTCCTTAACGCGGGCCGTACATCGCGTCTACGCCCGCATCGTAAGGCGTGCCATAGAAGCTACGGTCCTCAACCGGCGCAGGCGCTTGGAACTGCGGTTGACCATAGTACCGACCGGCCAGATAGCCCAACTGATTCAGCCCGCCCGAGTAGGCGCTGCCTCGGGCCAGCGCGGCGTTCGCCGCCGTCTGGCCTTGGCCCAACATCATGTTACCGACGTTGGTGGCGTAGGTCTGGCCCAGACCGCTCATCACGCCTGCGGCGCGGGGGCCGACGTCAGCTAGCCCGGCCAGACGGTTGTACGCCGCGCCGAACTCCTGCGAGCCGAGGTCTTGGCCGTACCGCTGCGCGGCCTTCAGCGCACCACCTGAGATCAGCCCACCCCGCGCCGCGGCTTGGCGGTCCAGCGCCTTCATGCCCTCGCTTAGACGGAACTGGTAGCCGGGGTCCATCTGCAGGAAATTCTGCGCTGCACCAGGCCCGCCGCTCATCAGCGAGCGCAACCGGTTGTAGTCCTCAGTCCCGCCTTGAAGGAATGGCTGCTGACGAGCGATGTTCTGCTCGTATTGTTGGCGCTGAAGTTCTGTGGCGCGATCAGTGGCTTCCGCAGACGTCTGCGCCGCAGACTTTGCGGCGCGCGCCTGCATGCTGCCGCCGATCAGAGCGGCAGCGGCGGGGATCAGGAACTGGAACATATTAGGTCACCTCGCGCCCGCTTGCGCGGATGTTGACGGCGCTTGCCGTGCCGGCGATTGTAGAGATGAACCCGCTGGGCGCAAGCACTTGGCCAACGATCTCGGGAAACGTGTACGTCTCCGCCGGGGCCAGCGTCTTGGTCTTGACGATCAAGTTCTGGTTGCCCGCCGTGTCCGCGCCGGTTACCAGGTTCACGCTGATCGTCGCAGCCGAGGCGCTGTAGTTCGTCGCGGTGAACTTGTCGATGATTGCGGTCACGCCCGTGGCAGTGTACTGCGTGGTTTGCGTGTTCTCGGCGATCTTGGCCGGGATGAGAACCTTGACGATGACAGTCATGCCGCCTCCTTATGGGAAACACTCTGCGTTGCAAACAACGGACGAGTTGCCGTTCACCACGGTAATGGAGAACCCGTCTATGTCTGCGGACAACATAGTGGCGTACGCTACGACAGCGCCGCCGCTGTCTTTGATGTTGATGATGCCGACATCGCTGCCAGCGCGCCGGCCCGAAGCGTCTACGCTTGAATAGATCACCGTGCCGCCGCCGCCGTCGTTTGTTCCGACGGACGTAAACGCCTGCGTTGTGGAGGCCAAAACCGCAGTGATCCGTATTGCGCGCAAGCGAAACCCAACGCCAGTAATTGATTGAACGCCTGCACTGGCATTCAATTGAAACTGAACGTATTTGTACGGCGGCAACAGCGCGCCGTTCTTGTCGTAGTTGTTCAGCGTGTAGCAGCCCGCACCAAACCGCGCCGCCGTGAGGTTGTAGTAGGTCGCGGTCTTCTGCTCGTTGAAGTCGTTGTTGTAGATGGCGACATTGGTACACGCCGCGCCGCTGCCACCAAAGCCAATCGCCGCGTACTGCGTCTTCGTCCCTTGACGGTCGCCAATGCGGTTGCCGTGGATCTGGATGTGGTCGGGCTGGTTAGGTGCAGACTCCGTTCCAATAATGCCGATACCAACGGGGAAAGGGTAGTACGCCGTGTCTTGGCCGTTGTTGAAAATGAGGTTGTTGGCAATGGTGACGTTTTGAGTGTCGGTAAGCGCGATGCCTTCGGCAGCGCAACTGTCAATCGTGTTACCTATGATGACCGTACCCGAAGCGCCGCACTCAATCCCCGACCCAGAGATGTTGGACCGGGTTGTGCCGGTGATGTTGTTGTTCTCAAAGCGAAGGTACGCGCCGGTGTTGTTGCAGAAGATCGCGGACTCACCGTTGTCAACGCAGTTGTTGTTGGTGAACGAGCCTCTGGTCGGCATGAAGTACGCCGCAGACCAGTTGTTACCGCGGAAGTAGTTGTTCTCTACGCGCACGTCATACGGCGTTCCTTCCGCGGTCGTTGCCACCCAAAGCGCCGGGGCGCTGACCGTAGACGGGATGGGGCGCCCGTTGTTGGTGAAGTAGCACTCCGTCACCACCATGTTGCTGTTGGCAGCCATAGCCAACGCGATGTATGTGTGGTTCTGGAAACTGCAGTTGGAGAACGTGACGTTCTGCACCTTGGCAACGGCGACAAGTTCGCCCGTGCGAGTGGAGTTGTTGTTGCCGTCAAACGTCAATCCGAAGAACTCCAAGTCGGTGTCGTAGTAGACGTTGACGGTGCCCGAGGTAATGTCGTTGCGAATTCCAGTCACGCCTGCACCAAACCCGGAGGTCAGCTTGATGATCGACTTGTTCATCCCCTCGCCAATCAACGTCGTCTTGGTCTTGACGACCAGCGTCGTGGAGATGCGGTAGGTGCCAGCGGGGAAGTAGACGCTGCGCCCGGTGCCGGCGTTCAGCGCGTTCTGGATCGCCGTGGTGTCGTCGGTAGCGCCGTCGCCCGTGGCACCGAAGTCCTTGACCGACAGCGACTGGCGCAGGCGCGCTTGGACCGTGGTAGCCACCGCGCCCGTGCCGGTCTGAACGTACCCGACAAGGCTGGAGCCATTGGACGCGGCCAGTGTGGTCAGCGCCGAGGTGGCGTCGATGTTGTCCACCGTCCAGATCTCAACGTCGGTGGCCGAGGTCAGCTTGAGCTTGTACGAAGTGTCGCCCAGCCACACCGACGCCTCGCCGCGGCTGTCGAGAATGATGGGGTTGGTGTTGGCCACCAGGCCGCTGGCCGATGTGTAGGTGGCCAGCGGCGTGGTCGTGCCAGCAGCGTAGGAGTACAGCTTCCCGCCAGACAGAGGCACGCCGTTGGCGTCGAAGAACTGAAGTTTGGGTGCGGGCGAGAGAATGGCCATTTTTACCTCGGTACAAGGGTCATGGTTGGCGCCGCCGAATACGTCACGCGCAACCGATCATACGGGGAAAGCATGAGCATTCCGCTGGTGACGCCGACATCAAAAAATGTCGCGCCGTCCCGTGAGAATTCTATTTGAGACACAGTGCCTCCGCTGACAATAACGTCTGCGGTGACGCCGGTCTGGTTGATGTATGTGAACGGCGACGCGGTAACGGTGATAGCGTTGGGTGCGAGCCCGTAGTTCTGCGGCGGCGGCGCGATGGGCGGCTGGTTGCCAATCTCCAAGTCCGCGCGCAGACTGGCGATGCTGGCGAAATAGTCAGCAGGCGGCAGTGTGCCGATCTCAGCGATGTTTGCGACTGCGGCTATTTCTGCGGTGTAGTCGATTGGCGGCGGAGACAACTGCAAATCTTCCAACGTGGCGGCGCTTTGGCCGCTGCCCGTCAGCGTGAACAGGTTCAGCAAGAACCGATACCACTCACGCGAGATCAGGCCCGTGCGCTCATCAGTGAACGGCACACGCGGCGGCGTGATGTTGGTGATGTTCGGCGGGCTGGTCATGCGTTGGTGCCGCTGATGTTCAACTCAGCGCCCATGATGGCGATCTTGACCGGATCTGTGCCGCTGATCTCGTACACCCGGTCACGCAGCTTCAGCGTCATACCTAGCCGGCGCCAGAACGCTCGACGACCGTACTCTCCAATACGCCCTATAGACGTCCAGTGCTCGTTCGACCAAGTATGCCCACCGTCATCCGACCAGCGCAGCATAACCTGCGGGTTGGCGCCTACGACGTATGCCGCATCGCCTTGGTACGCGAGCAGGGTTTCTCCGCTTTCGGTAAGCAGTTCCAAACCGTCTTGCGTGAGAAGCGCGCCTATGGGGTCAAATTGGTCAATACCGTTCAGCCCCACGCCCGTTTCGCAGTCAAGCTGAAGCGTGTGGTGCGCTGTGCGTTTCAAATCGTTCTTGCCCGTGGGCAGCGCCCGCCAAGACCGCAGCCATCTTTGCGGCGCGGTGTTATCGGCGTAGACGTCCAAGTCCAGCGCGTAGATGTTGCCGTTCTCGTAGTCGCCCACAACGATCTCGTTGGCGAACGACATCTGGCAGTTGCCGCGGTGGCGTGTAAACACGCCGTTCGACGTGTCCCAGCCGGCACGCTCATGCCAGGCGCTGGTGGACACGTCGTAAACCCAAGTGGTGTTGGCCGTGGGGAAGTTCAGCACATAGAAGGCGTGGCCGTCTTGCTGGTAAGTGTACCCCACCGCGTCAGCCAAGTTGCCGTACTGCTGGATCTGCCACTCCACCGCGTGCGTGCTGATGCGCTGGCCCGTGTAGCCGTTTGCGCGGTAGACGATGCCGCGCCCGCGGGCGTCCGAGCCCAGCCAGAACAGCCCGTTGTCCAGTCTGGCCACGGAGAACGGCGCAGCGCAACCGATCTCGTTGAACGCCCCCTGAATCCGCGTCAGAGGAAAATCAGCGGCGCCGCTGTCGTACCAGACCTCAACCGAGTTGGTGCCGAAGAGCCAGGCTTCACGGTGGTCGATGATCAGGCTCACCAAGCCGTCTGGCGAGCCTTCTGC